TTCAAACTGGAGACCAGCCATGTGGTCCCTGCTATGATTCATAAGTGCTATATTGCGAAGCGGGATCGCACTCCCTTAGTTGTATGGGGAAGCGGAACACCCCTTCGGGAGTTTATCTTTTCGGAAGACGTTGGCAGGATCACCCAGCACCTATTGGAGAATTACGAAGGCTTTGATCCTTTGATCTTATCTACGAGCAAGGAACACTCAATTAGAGATTTAGTTATTGCGGTTGCAGATGCTTTGGATTTCCAAGGTCCGATCATCTATGATGATAATAAGCCTGATGGTCAACACAAGAAGACAACTTCTAATAAACGTCTTATGAGAGTGCTGCCTTTGGATTTCGAGTTTACTCCTTTTAGAGAAGGAATCAAGAAGACCGTCGATTGGTTTATTAAAAATTACGAGAGTTGTAGAAAATGAAAAGAGCATTTATTACAGGGATTAGCGGCCAAGATGGATCATACCTTGCTGAGTTATTACTAGCAAAGGGTTATGAGGTATGGGGAATGCTCAGAAGGCATTCTGTTCCTGAGAACCAAACAAGCCGACTCAATGATCTGGGATTGCTTACTCACTCCAATCTACATTTAGTTTATGGAGACTTAACTGATCTCCCTTCACTTCTTCACCTGTTTAGAGAAGTAATGCCTAATGAGATTTATAATCTAGCCGCACAATCCCATGTTCGTATTAGTTTTGATCAACCTGCGTTCACTACTAACACGGATGCTAATGGAGTTTTACATCTTTTAGAGGCTGCTAGACTGATGTGTCCAGATGCTAGAATTTACCAAGCAGGATCCTCAGAGATGTTTGGAAACGAAGTAGATGAGGATGGCTATAGACGAGAAACGACTCCTATGATCCCAGTCAGCCCTTACGGTTGTGCCAAGCTTTACGCATATAACTTGTGTAAAGTATACCGATCTTCTTACGGGATGTTTATCTCTAATGGTATTTTGTTTAATCATGAATCACCACGTCGAGGACTAAACTTTGTAACCAATAAAATCGTTGCAGGGGCTGTAGACATTCATCGAGGAATGAAGCATACTCTTCCTCTAGGAAACTTAGACGCTACCAGAGACTGGGGCCATGCTAAAGATTATGTTAGGGCCATGTGGATGATGTTACAGCATTCAGATCCTGGTGATTTTGTTTGTGCAATGGGTGAGTCCCACTCGGTAAGGGATCTTTGTGAGGAAGTATTTTCTAAACTCCGCATGAACTATGAAGAGTATGTTACTGTAGACGAGAGGTACTTTCGCCCAACAGAGCTTCATGATCTTAAAGGAGACTGTAGTAAACTAAAGCAAACTTTAAAGTGGAAACCAGAATATACTTTTAAAGAGATGATTGAAGAAATGGTTGATGCTAGACTATAACATAACATGCTTAACGTAACATTTGACAGCCACCCTGATTTGTATTTTGTAAACAATTACCGAAAAGGGTTAGACTTTCTGAAAGGCATCAAGGATAAAGATTATTCTTATCCTGCTGAGATAACTAATTTCCATGTGTATACCGAGTTCAGGAATCCTAAAGAGCTTATGGTTCTTAAATCCTACTTAGCTACTCAAAATTTAGATAAAACCAAACTGATTATTTGGTCAGATTATGATATCTCAGATCACCCTGAACTTCAAGCTTATAAAAATTTAGAGTGCTTGGATTTCAGGATCTATGATCCGTATGAAGAAGCCAAAGGAACACCTGTAGAGGGAGTGGGACAACTAGCTGCCCATGATAAGAAGTACTACTTAAAAAGTGATTTTCTGCGAATCCTCGCAGGATACAAATATGGAGGGGTTTGGATTGACATGGATATTGTGTTCCTCCGAGATTTTAAGCCCATCCTAGACCAAGAGTATATGTATCAGTGGGGTTCCGAAATTGATTTTGCTTCGGAAGGAGCTTGCGCTACTGTACTATCATTGTTCAGAGAGAGTGAATTTGCTAAGGAGCTTCTTTCTGAAGTTATCAAGATGCCCGTAATTCCCGACAGCACAATTTGGGGGAAGGATATGTTTGCCCAGCTATGGAGACGCTACCCTAAGTTTACTATTTTCCCGGTTACATTTTTTAACACAGAGTGGAACATCAGAGATAGCTCACTACAGAACTATTGGTTCGAGCATCCTATGCAGGATCCTGAGAACTTATTCTTAGAAGCATTCGCATGGCATTGGCATAATTCTAGTAATAAGAACAAAGAGGTAGTGGAGGGGTCTAAGTTTGACCTATTAGAAAAATTCATTGATCAAAAACTACAAGAGAGAAACCTAGTATGACTACAGTAAAATATACAAAGATGCACCCCGACGCGGAGTTGCCTACAAAAGGAACACCTAATGCAGCAGCTTATGACCTTGTTGCTATTGAGGATGTTTTTATTCCTGTAGGAGAAACGGTTATGGTGAGAACAGGACTTTCTATGCAGATTCCTGATGGTTGGAAGGGTGAGATTTACTCTCGAAGTGGCCTAACTTCTAACGGGGTTGTTGTAGCTAATTCTCCTGGGAAGATTGACTCGGACTATAGAGGTGAGATTAAAGTACTTCTACGCAATAACCGAGTCACAGATTTGGTGGGTATTAAAAAGGGTGATCGCATTGCTCAATTTGAGATCAACCCTGTTCACCATATCTATTTTGAAGAGTCTGAAAACCTAGACTTCAGTACCAGAGGAAATCAAGGCTTTGGCTCAACAGGCAAATAAGAAACAAAGAATTGTACTTTGTATGATCGTTAAAAACGAATCAAAGGTTATCGAAAGGTGCTTTGATTCCGTGAGTTCTTTTGTGGACGAGTATGTTATTTGTGACACGGGTTCCACAGACGGAACTCAGGAGGTTATGAAGAAGTACTGGAAGAAGCATAAGCTTAAAGGCGAAGTGCATGATCGACCTTGGGTTTCCTTCTGCCACAACCGACAGGAAGCTTTTGATTTAGGTAAAGGGCGAGGAGACTACATTATGACGCTTGATGCGGATGAAGTCTTTGCTCCCTTCGAGGATAACAAACCCGAGATAACTAAAAAAATAGTAGCTCTACCTACGTTTAAAACAGACAGAGTAGAGGTTAAAACATCTTATGGAGGGATTGTATACAATAGATCTCAGTTTTATAAGGATGGGTTAAATTGGAAATGGAACTGGCCTGTTCACGAAGTGTGCGGGGCTTCCGACGAAAGTTCACAAGAAGTATTATATAATGCATGTGTAATCCCTACCCAGGATGGACACAGAGCAACAGAAACTGAGAGATACTACCGAGATGCTCTCATATTTGAGTCTTGGCTTCTTGACAATCCAGAGGATGCAAGAGGTTGGTTTTACTTAGCACAGTCCTATCGTGATGCGGGACACCCTGCAAAAGCCTTAGAGCCTCTACAAAAGTGTCTTGAACTCAGTCAGTGGAATGAAGAAAAATACTTGGCCGCTCTTCGAGTGGGGAGATATAAATTAGAAACGGGTAAGCCTTTTACGGAAGTGTTAGACGATTTTCTGAAAGCGCATGATGTTCTTCCGCATAGGCTAGAAGCTTTGCTCCATATTGTTTCTTACTACAGACATCAGCAATGCTATAAGCTAGCTTTATTCTTAGGAGAAGAGGCACTGAAGCTTCCCCTTCCAGGAGATAGGTTATTTGTAGAGCCAGATGCTTATGAGTGGAGATTGAGAGATGAGCTTTCAATTGCCTACTACTGGACAGGAAACTTTAAGAGATCCCTTGAGCTTGTTACGGAAGCACTTGAGAATCCTAGGGCTAATATCCCAGAGGAATCAAGAGAACGAATGCTTAAGAATAAGGGTTATGCCTTAGAGGCAATAGCCAAAGCTTAAAAAGTCAAACCCTCAAAAAGTTGGAATAACCCCCTGTAAAAAAGTCAAAGCTTCTATAATAGCTTATGGATGATACTGTACTCAAGCGGTTAAAAAACGCTGGATTGTTGTCGGATCAAGTCCCCGATCTAGGATTTGTAAGCACTGGAAGTTACGCTCTCAATAAAATCATTTCTGGAAAGTATACCAAGGGTATTCCTATTGGAATGATTACTCAATTTCATGGAGAAGCCTCGACTGCAAAAACAGTTTTCGGCACCCACATCTTGAAGGAGGCACAAGCTAAGGGCCACTACACCATGATGGTGGATAGTGAAAATTCTTACAACCCTGAATTTGCATCCCATCTAGGAATTGATCCTAGCAAACTAATTTACGCTGCTCCTGAAACTTTGGAAGACTGCTTTGGGGTTATCGAGGATACAATTAAATCCATTCGAGAAACTGATGCTGACACTCCAATTGTGGTTGTATACGATAGCATTGCTGTATCTCCCTCAAAAGCAGAGTATGAAGCTGAAGGGTATGAGGGCAATAATATGCAGGGAGCTATTCGTGCTAAATCCACTGGATCCTGTCTTAGGAAGATCAACCCTTTGATGAGGAAATACAAGGTAGCCCTGGTTATTATCAATCAAATTAGAAATAAGGTTGGGGTGATGTATGGAAGTCCTGACACTATGGCGGCAGGCGGAAAATCATTAGAGTACTACCTTGGCGTAAATTTGAAATGCATCTCAAATAAAACTTCGGATCTTCTTAGGGATGACCTGAAAAATATTATCGGAATTCAAGGTAAGGTACGAAACACTAAGAACAAATGCTCTATTCCTTTTAAGGAGTGTGAGTTTGATCTGAAGTATAACGAGGGCTTAGATCCATATTCTGGTCTTTTAAAGATGTTCGAGTCTGATGGATTAGTTGAGCGGAATGGGGCTTGGTATTCCATACCTGAGACTGGCAAGAAGTTCCAATCTAAAGAATTCGTCAGCATGTTGCAAGACCCCACTGAGGTAGGCGTAAAGAATCTTGCAAAATATTTAGAAGAGTAGCTTGACATTCGTCAAAAACTTGGCTATAATAGAGGGCCAAAGAGGATTTCGACATGACAAAAGACAACTCAAATAATACGCCTGATTTCATGAAAATGCTGGAGGGCATCATTAACGATGCCTTCTCTGGCTCCTTTCAGAAAAGAGATAAGGCCGCCATTCCTGCTGCTCAAGTAAATGAGGAGCATAATACCTACAAGTCTATTGAGGAATTCACCTCAGAGACTGGCAAGAGGTTTCGCATGACCAAGGAACAGAAAATCCTAGGACTAACTCGTGAAGAAGCTTTTAATGAAACTTACGGAGATAAATAACATGATTAAGAACGAAGAACTACTGCGTCAACACGCTCCCGCTGCTTTTGCTACCACCCCAGAAGAGGGTCGAGTATCCGACCGATACTCTTTCCTTCCCACCACTGACATTCTTGAAATTCTTCAGGATGAAGGTTGGACTGC